TGCGGCGCACAAGAGCGGACTCAACCAACAGCAGGTTGACGGACTTCTGTCCTTCTGGAACGAAGCCACAGAAAGAGCCGTTGAGAAGATGCAGTCCTCATGGCAGGCGGAGATCACGGAGGGCGTGGAAGCACTCAAGAAGGATTGGGGTACAGCCTTTGACAGGGAGGTAGCAGTCGCCAAGAGAGCGGTAAGGTCGCTGTGTGATGAAGAGCAGATGGAATTGCTCAATGAGGGGTTGGGCAACGACCCACGCATCGTAAAACTCTTCAACAGGCTCGGCAAGATGATGGGGGAAGACACGCTGAAGGCCCTTCCCGATTCAACCACGGTTGTCGAATCAGCGCAGGCGGAGATTACAAGGCTCAAGGGCGACGCATCCTTTATACAGAAACTTAACGACAAGATGTCACCGGGACACCGTGAGGCTGTAGAGCAGTTCCGCATCCTCCATGAGAAGGCGTTCCCGACAGAGTAAGGAAGGAGTGATTGGGTTTGACAAGTGTATTCGACAAGGATGCGATTGAACTGCGACGGCGATTGCCGACTTGGTTGACGCTTCCACAGGTCACGACCATGACGGCACAGTAGATACCGCTTAACGGCATTTACCACGGACACCCTTTCCCCTAAAGGCCCGTTGCTAGCCGAAAGTCAGGCCGTCCTAACACGGACGTAAAACGGCAGTCAGGCCCTTCCCAAGAGGACACCCTGGCGAAAGATGCAACACAAAATCTTTCACTGGGAGTGACGCAAAGTGAGTTCACAGATAACCACAGCAATGGTGCAACAGTATAAGTCCGGCATTGAGATTCTGTTTCAGCAGAGTCAGTCTCTTTTCCGGCCTGCGGTAAGAGTTGAGACCGTAAACGCAAAGTACGGTTTCTTTGACCAGATAACTGCGACTACAGCGCAGACAAAGACTACAAGGCACGCTGACCTTGTTATCACCGATACCCCCCATGCAAGGAGACGGGTGTCGATGGTTGACAAGTACGTTGCCGACTACATCGACAAAGAAGACCTCATCAGGATACTCAACAACCCGATGAACGAGTATGCCATGAACCACGTCATGGCTCTCAACAGGGCTATCGATGACGCGATAGTCGAAGCCGCACTCGGCACCGCCTACACGGGCGAGACTGGCGCAACCTCCACCAGTTACGACAGCAATATGACCGTGGCGGTAACTGTTCGTGACAGTGGTTCCGGCGCAACAGGGATGAACGTGGCGAAACTCCGCTACGCCAAGAGGCTCCTTGACGAGAATGACGTGCCTCTGAACGATAGGTTTATCGCCATCTCTCCGCTCCAGTTGAGCGAACTGCTTTCCGCAACCGCCATCACGTCTTCGGACTACAACAGCGTGAAGGCTCTTGTTTCCGGTGAGGTTGATACCTTCCTCGGATTCAAGTTCATCATGAGCAACCGCCTCTCCACCGATGAAAGTACCTACCGTGAGTGCCTGTACTGGCACAAGAGCGGTCTGCTTCTCGGTATGGGTCAGGACATTCAGGTTGCCATCGACCCGATACCCCAGAAGGGGAACGCAATACTCGTTCAGGCTTCTCTCACTATGGGTTCCACTCGCATGAACGAGACCGCAGTCGGCAAGATTCTTTGCTCCGAGTAATCACGTAAAGGGGAAGGGGGATTAACTGATGGGTACTTACTACGGTGTACACAGGACTCTTGAGAAGGCAGGGACAATGCTTGACCCCGGTGAATGGGGGGCAAGGGTGAAGTGTTCCTACGACTCTTACGAGGCTTCGGCTATAACTGCCGGTTCCACGATTTCCATGTGCTTCGTTCCAAAGGGTGCAAGGATTATCCGTGGCGAGGTCTGGTTTGACGACCTCGGTAGTACGGGAGGCACTCTCGAAGTCGGAGACGGAACCGATGCTGACGAGTACATGACCTCAACCGCTGTCGGGGTCGCCGCAGGTTCGGCAACATTCAATGTACTGGACAACCTCGGCGAACCGCTCGATGCGGACGAGTACATGATAGTCACCACGGGAACCAAGGCCATGACGGGCAGTATCAAGATGTTCGTCTGGTACGTGCAGGACTAACGACAATGGGGGGCTTCGGCCCCCCTTTCAACTTATTGGAGATCTTATGGCGGAGACATGGTGTTCCAACGGAGTCATTGGCGAAGGAGCCTCGCCACCACATACGGTCACTGGCGACAAACCTCTGTTGGTGGTCGGCTGTGGCAGGTGCGTATGGGAAGACCTGAAACGGTACTGGACTATGAACGTCCACTCCGACGTGATGCTTCTCAACGATGCCATAGTCCACTACCCGATGAAGAAGGGGTACTACGCCACACACGCCGCATGTTACGACATAGGCAGGGTGAACATCTACAGGGACTTGCGCAAGGCGAAACTGAACCACAGGGACTTTATTACGCACTCCGCAGGTGATCCCGCCGACAGGGTGTGGAAACTGATACGCGACTTCAAGCCCAACCTGTCCGGTAACTTCGGAGTGGTCATAGCAATAGCGATGGGATATAGGCGCATCTGCCTCGCAGGATGCCCAGAGGATGACGCTGGTCATTACTGGGATGACCTTGAAACACATCCCCACTTTGACTTCGGGGTTAGGGGAATACATTGGCATTGGACGGACAACACGGCTTTGTTCAAACCGAAGGTGCGCTCATTGTCCGGTTGGACAAGTGAGTTCTTCGGTGAACCTACAATAGATTGGCTGAACGGTGGTGAGTAGTGTATGGCGGATTCAGTAACCATTTGCAACAAGGCGTTGGTCTTCCTCGGACAGGACACTATATCCACGCTTCTTGACGACAACAAGAGGGCGAGGGTCTGTAGCACCGTATATGACGACTGCCTTGAGGAATTTCTCTCCGAGGGTGACTGGTCTTTCGCCAAGAAACTCGCGACCCTTACGGCGGAAACAACGTCCCCCAACCATGACTATTCCTACGCCTTCGAGTTCCCTGACGACTTCGTGAGACTCGTCAAGGACAGGGAGAAGGCGGTTTACGGCTCCGACGATTGGCTCGTCATAGGAGACCAGATACATTGCAACGACTCGTCCATATACATCTGCTACATCTACAGCAACGACGACCTGAACACGTGGACGGCTAAGGCAAGGACTGCACTTTCCTACCTTGTGGCTTCACAGGTGGGCGTTGCCCTGACGGGAGAGGACTCACGGGCACGGATGGCATACGAACTCTACCAGAAGACACTGCAGGACGCATTGAGCGATGACGCTTCCGGCGCAGGGTATCAGGTAAACGAGTACCACACGTACATTGAGGAGAGGTCTTAATGCGTACCGTTGACAGCATCCTGACCAACTTCACGGCGGGTGAACTGTCACCCAACATGTACGGGCGCACGGACATTGAGAAATACTACAACGGTTGCATGACGATGGAGAACTTCCTTGTGCTTCCGCAGGGGGGAGCCTACAGGCGACCAGGGTCACGCTACGTGGCATCTGTCAAGACAGCAAGTGCCTTCACCCGTCTTGTGCCGTTCATCTTCTCCACCACACAGGCGTACATTCTTGAGTTCGGCAACCTCTACATGAGGGTTTACTACGATGGCGGACAGGTTCAGAGCGGTTCCACAGTATATGAGGTTGTGACCCCGTACACCACGGCGCAACTGCCCGACCTGAAATTCGCACAATCTGCGGACACACTGTATATAGTGCATCCATCCCATGAACCACGCCAACTTACCAGAACCGCCCACACATCATGGACTCTCACCGCCCTTGCGTGGGAGAACGGGCCCTTCATGAAGGATAACGATGACGACTTGCACACTCTGACGGTCACGAGTTATGGAGGTTCCACGGGATTATATGGCGAAGATGTAACCTTAAACGCTAACTTTAATGCGTTCACCGCTGATGATGTGGGCAGGTGGCTGAAGATAGAGTACACAGACGAAGGCGGCCCAATAATGCATGGCTATCAAGATCCACCAGGTGCTGGGGTTCTACCTGATACCACACATGATGTAGACGGGGAATTTGAACTTACATATTGTTTTGACGATAAACTAGATTCATATATTTTTTTAGAATATTCGGTGGATGGTGGGGCTACGTGGCAAATTTACGAGAGTTTATCAGACATTACTCGAACTACAAGGATTAAAACTACCGGAGAACTTAGATCTGAGGATTACAATAATGTGACACCCAAGATCAGATTTAATGCATATGCGGATACTTATAGGTTCTACTTTGAAGTAAGAAAGAAGCGCGAACTCCGAACCGCCTATCTGAAGATAACCGACTATACGTCTGCGACCACAGTCAAGGCAACAGTCTACAGGCGGATGTCACAATTAGGCGTTCCAACGACCAACTGGGCACTCGGATCATGGGGAACTACGCCGGGGTATCCATCGGCTGTCACATTCCACCAAGGGAGGCTCGTCTTTGCCGGGACCACATCGGAGCCATCCCGTGTATGGATGTCTGTTTCGGACGATTACCCAAACTTTGACGCAGGCGAGGGCGATGAGGACGCTGACGCAATAAGCCTTACCCCGATAGCCTCGGAAGTGAACAACGTGATGTGGATGGCATCGAAGGGGAACCTGCTGATAGGAACGGCGGGGGATGAATGGGTATTTGACGGGGCCAACATAACCCCGACCAACCCGCCTCATGCACGCAGGGAAACTAACTTCGGGTCTGCCAAGTGGCAGGCCGTCATAGCCAACGGATATGTTGTATTCGTGCAGGACGGCGAGAAGATCGTGCGTCAGGTGCAGTATGACTACGACTCCGACACGTACCTCGCCATCGACCTGACTGCCATGAGCGACCACATCACCGGTGACGGAATCAGTTACCTTGCCTACCTCAAATCACCGTGGTCAACGATATGGACTTGCCGTGACGATGGCGAACTGATAGGACTCACCTATGTTCCCGAACACAAGGTATTCGCATGGCACAGGCATGACCTCGGCGGAGATGTTGAGTCCGTTGCGTGCATCCCCGGCGAGATATGGGTAGTTGTCAAGAGGACTATCAATGGTGCCACTGTGAGGTACATAGAACGGATACTCCCGTGGGACGGCACTCTCAATAACTCCGTGTTCATGGATTGTGCCGCAGAATACAGCGGAACAGCAACCGCCACCATCACGGGGTTAAGTTACCTTGAGGGCGAAACCGTGGGGGTTATCTCCAACGGGAAATACGTGGGAACCAAGGTGGTTGATAGTGGTGCTATCACGCTGGATGCCACGACCACACACGCATGGGTAGGGCTTCCATACACATCCACACTGAAGACCATCAATATAGAACACGCCAATCCTCCCGGCACGTCACAGGGGGCAAAGAGGCGCATAGTACACGCCATTGCGAGGTTGGTCAACACCGTTGGAGGCAAGGTAGGATTCAACGCAAGCGATGCGGATGACATTGAGTACGATGACGAGGGGAACCCGAATGTTAGCACGCCCGAACTTTTCACGGGCGACGCTAATCCGGTGCTTGTCACCGCATCTTCGGGTAGACCGCAATACTTAACTCTTGTTCAGGATGAGCCGTATCCGTTCAGCGTGTCGGCCGTAGTCCTCCGCATGGAGGTGCAGAATTGACCAAGGTGGTGGACTATCACCCCGACCACATAAAGGGTTTAGGTAAGTGTCCTAGTGAACTGTTCCTTGAGGACGCAAGACCTGCCATCACTCTTATGACGGATGACGGCGAGGTAATAGCCTGTGGAGGGTTGCGTATCCTCTACGGTGGAGTAGCGGAATCATGGGTGATAGCAGGGCCGTTGGCAGAGAAACACCCGTTGGCGTTGTGTAAGGTGACGAAGGAATACATGGACAGGTGGGTAAAGGAGTACGGGTTACGGCAACTCACGGCATCGGTGGACTATGCCGACAGGAAGGCGTGCCGATGGGCATATTGGCTCGGCTTCGACACGGTGCTGGGTGAATACTTCCGTTACGCCGATGAGACCCTCCTACTGGTGGTGATGAGAAGTTGAGTGAAATGGTAGTGATAACTCAAGCCATGTCCACCATGTTGCAGGGTTACGGGAGTTACATGGGGGCACAGGCAGAGGGCGAGGCGTTGAGGTTCAACGCAAAGGTGAACGAACTCAACGCACAGGCCGTGAGGGAGAAGGCATCCTACGAGGCGCAGATGATACGCAAACAGGGGGCACGTGTGATGTCCGCACAGAAGGCAGGGTATGCCTCTAGCGGATTCGCCACGACCTCCGGCACGCCTCTTGCCGTTGTAGCGGCTACCGCACGAAGGAGCGAGATGGACGCACTCTTGCGTAAGTACGGCGGTGACGTGGAAGCCGCAGGGTTCACTAATCAGGCGGCGTTGCTCCGTGCCAAGGCTGACAGCGTTGAGTCCGCAGGTAAGACCGCCCTGTGGGGAACCATCCTCACGGGAGCGGGGCAGGTTTACGCCACGGGGAACGAGTTGGACATATGGAAGAAGAAGTCGCCCGTCCCATCGTGGCAGGTACAACCCTTTGCGGGAAGGATGCCGGGCGGTAGCCCGTCGTTGATAGGATGATGACCGATGGCTAAAATACCCGTTTACGAACAGACGCAGACATTGCCAGGGAAAAGCGGAGCGGTTGAAACACCCTTCGCAATGGATGACGCAGGTAAGGCGTTAGGTGAAGTAGGCAAGAGGATGTACTGGCTATCCTCCGACCTGAAACAAGCCGCCCTGAAGGACAAGCAGGAGAGGGAAATGGCGGAGTTTGCCTACTCAAGGGCATCCCTTCTCAAGGCATGGGGGGAGTCCTACGCAGAGTTACAGGAGAATGGCGACTTCAACACCATGCCCGAAGCATGGGCGAAGGCCAAGCAGAAGGCTTTCGATATGGTGCGTTCCGGCATAACAATGGACGATGCCCGTAAGGAGTTCGACATGTGGGCAACGGAAGCCGGAGTACGCATGGACTTGGATGTCGCCAACCTTGTAGTCCAAAGACGGCGTGACGACACACGTGCGAAGATATCCTTTGCTATAGAAGAAGCCATCAAGTCGGGGAACATGGAAGAAGTGAAGATGCTTCTGTCCAACACGACTGCATATACCGAACAAGAGAAGGCAAAACTGTTGATGTCCGCAGGGAAGGACATAGAGATTGGCGAGGTCAAGGCAGGGTTGAGGCTAGACCCGTTTAATTATGAGATCCCCGATGTTTCGCAGTTCGAGTATCTTGACGCAAAAGACCTTGACGCATTGAGGCAAGACCAGATGTCCGAACAGAACTTCATAAAGGCGCAGAGGGCGCAGGAAGAGGAAGCCATCGTTGGCGACATCCTTGACAAGTATCACTCCACAGGAAAACTCCCGTCAATGTCGCAACTGTTGGCTCTCCACGAGGCTGACCCCGAAACAGGAATGCGGAAGATAAGCAACAGCACATTCAACACTTTCGCCGCACTTATTAAATCCACCAACAAGGTGGGGGGTCCGCCGAAACCCACAGTATCCACGGAGCAGACCATCGCAAACTTCAACACTCTCATGGATGAGGTTACAGACCCCAACGTGGGGAACCTTATGTCGCTCAAGTTGCGTATTAAGTCGGCAGGGGCACAGGGGTTGATAACCTCCGATGAGGAAAGTATCGCCATAGAGGTATTGAACATACGCCTCAACAAGGAAAACGAGAATGAGTTCAAGATGCTGTCAGCAGAGGAAGACAGGTTCAACGAACTACTCGTAGACCTCGGCGGTCACGTTGACCTTGAAACAGCAGGTTCCATGAAGAGGGATTTCCTTAACACGGCTACGGCAAGGATAGCATCGGGGAACCTGTCATCCAAGGAAGCCAAAGAGATAGGTATGGAAGTGTTGAAGAAGCACATACATAAATTAGACTTCGTTGGCAAGATACCGTGGAGACAGAGGGAGAAATTAGAGTCCTTCGTGGAGGAAGCAGACCGCTCTTCCGAAGAGGCTGTAAAGATAATCATGAGTTGGTGGAAGGGGCCGGATGCCGACAACCCCACATCCTTGTTCCTTGACCCTTACTTTAACGTACCACAGCCGGGGAGTCAGTAGTATGTTCAGCGACCTTGAGGTAAAGTACCCCGCCCTCGCAGAGGGAATACAGAAGGCAAAACAGAATGGTATATCTGACGAGGACATTGAGAGTTACGTTACTGGTCAGATTGACATGATGAAACTTGCCGATGTGCCGGCACGGGAGATTGGGGAAAAACTAGGGGTAACGGCGGAGTCGCAGAACAGGTTCATAGCACTGAAGGAAGCCAAGAAGAACAGCCTCATATACGAGGCTACAGGGTTATCCCCGAAGAAAGCCGCCGATGCCGCCTACATTGCCGAAAGGGTCGGACTCAACCCAGGGTTGGTGCTACAGAACTATGACGCATTCTCCAAGTGGTTTGAGTCCAACAACGAGGTATCTAAAAAGGTCGGCGAGATGGGGTTGGGTAACGTCCTCGATTCCCTCACGGAAGAGAGGGTTAGACCGACACAACCTATCCCCGATGCGGAGAAACAGCGTGCCTTTGAAGGGGTTCTTCCCCAATGGACTGAACGTGCAATGATTGATTTCGCCGCAGGGGGGCTGTCAATCTACACATCCCTCGGCTCGTGGGTGAACAGGCTCTTTGACAACAGCACCTTCCAGAGACATCTTGAGGACGTGGAGGACATGGTACTCATGACCTCCCCCGAAGACCCCAACTTCCTTGACCACGTGGCAAGGGGATTCGGTTCAATGGGGGCATTCATCCTTGTTGGTAGTTTAGTGGGAGCAGGAGCAGGGGTATTGACAGGGGTCAGTCCTAGCCTAGCCAACATTATTGGTGCAGGCACAATGGCGACAATGGAAGCCTCTGTGGAAGCGGAGGAAACATACAGGAGAGCCTATGAACTAACCAAGGACAAGACCTACGCAAGCAAATCCGCTACGGTGGCGTTCATGGCTAACCTGCCCATAAGTTTCATCTCCGACAAACTGGCGTTCTTCACGGAGGGGTCGGGGGCGTTAGGCGGGGCATTGAGAGCCATAGTCACACAGGCTCCCGAAGAGTCCTTTCAGTCACTCATAAGCGACACGGCGGTATTCGGTGACGTGCGTAACCTCAATTGGAAGCAGGCGTTGTACGAGGGTGCTGTAGCGATCCCGGCGGCAGGGGTGTTTGGTAGCGTCGGTGGCATCCAACTCAAAGCGGAACAGGTGGTATCGGCAAGGGCACAGGAAATCATGGAGTCCGCCAAAACTGAAATGACCGCCCTCGGTGTCACGGAGGACAACCTTATAAGTGAACAGGTTATCCGTGAGATGGGTGAAGTTGAGGATGTAAAAATATCTACCCCCGAAGCACCCGTATTAGGAAAAGAACAGTTTTTCGATATATCCGAAGCAAATGGCAAATGGTTTATTAACCGCAAAGAAACCCCAGATAGCGAAAGAAATAAAGGAAGACCATTTGACACAAAAGAAGATGCTATTAAAAGAGCAGATGAACTTGCTGTCGATGAACAAAAAAACATGCAACAAAGAATGACCATGAATGAAAGGGTTGCAGAAGAACAAAGAATCCGCTCACAAACACGTAACCCTAATGTTGACGCAATAGCAGACGTTAATACCCCAGTAAAAGACGAACCATTACCGGGAGACACTCTTGAACGTGTTGTTTATGACATTAAAAAGGGGCAACCGATAGAAACAAACGAACTTTCTGCGATAGGTGTAAGTGGGGAAAGTAAAGATGTGAGGGGTCTACACGTAGGTGACGCTGATTATTGGAAGGATAGGTTGTTAAAGGATTATGGGCGTGATAACGGGAAGGTTATTGTTATACGGGTACATGATGGAGATAGGTTAATAGAAGACCCCCAATATGTTACTGACCCTGATACGGGGATTAAGGGAGATAGTAGTGTCTTATTAACCAGTAGGGCCAAACTAGAATATGGTAAGGATTGGGTTTTTAATGGAGAGAATTTTTTTGCCATTATTAAAGATACCAACAATACCAAAACAAATTACACACTACAAGACATAGCAATAGACGGCATACTATCCTTCCGTGAGTCTGCCGGAACAATGGAACAGGCCAACATGCTCCAAGGGGCAAAGGCTCTGGCACAGAAACTCATTGACGACTTGCGTACATCAGCGTCCGACCTGTTCAACACAGCCCTTGAAGAGGCAGGGATATCACAGGAACATGCGTTAGAAGCCGCCACTAAATACATCATCAATCCAACGGATGTCCCCGAATCATTGGCAAAGTTCATCAACTTGCAGTTATTCGGGCAACCGAAGGCTCCTGCATGGTTGGATAAACCCATAGGGGAATTGGTTGGCGAGTATGAGGCTTTGAAACAAGGGATGAAGAAAGCGGAGAAGGCTTCCAAGGAAGGATTCAGACAGGGAAAAAGAGAACAGAAGGTAGTACAGGATGAGAAGGTACAGGCGGAAGTTGATAAACGCAAGCAACTCCGTGCCAACCTTGCGGTAAAGAGGAAGATGCAACAGGCGTTGAAGGAGATTAAGACCGCACAACAGAAGGCTCTCGGTGGCAAGGAGAAAGCCCGTGTGCGTAGCGACTTCGCCCGTGCAATCCTCGACATTACGGAGATATTCGATTGGAAGACTCGCACGGAAGCGGATAAGAAGAACCTCGACACGTTCAGGGCACAGGTTATGCACGAACTACAGGTTAACCCTGATGTGGCACAGAGGATTAACCCAAAGGAACTAATGAAAGTCCTGAAGCGGAACTATAAAGACCTCACTCTTAAGGAATTATTTGAGATAAGGGACACCGTTAAGGAACTGGTTAAAGCCGGAACAGAACTTGAAACACAGCGTGTGGAAGCCATCAAGATGGAGCGTCAGAAGATCATTGACGACACGGTACAGAGGCTCACGTGGAACCCCAAGAGGATAAGAAACATCGTCAATGAACGCCTCAACGACCTAGGTAAGTCCATGAGCGGATTGGCTAAGGACATTGGCGTAACCGAAGGGGAATTAGCAAGTGTCCTCAAGGGAAAGAAACGCCCCGACAATGCGTTCATAAACAAACTCGCCAAGGCTACAGAGTTACAGGCTATGGACATCCTAGAGGGGGAAGACCCGAAGGGTGTCGGTATGGTCAAAAAGGTGCTTCGTGGTTATGACTCATGGTTCACACGGTTTAACAGGTTGGGTGAAATTATAGGCGGTAAGGGGTCGCAGATAGAACAACTTCTCAACAAGAAGGTCAACGAGGCTGTCAACAATAACCTTCGCCAACTTGACACGAGGTATGCCAATGTTGCGGATGCCCTTGAAAGTGTGGGGATGAAGTTAAGCGACCTCAAGGAGAAGGTGGAGGTTGTTGACCCACGCACGAAGAAGCGACTCAAACTGACCGTTGCGGAAGCCATCGGCATCTACATCTACAATAAGAATCAAGAGGCAAGGGATGCCGTCACCTTTGGGAATGGTATATCCGAAGAGGGTCAGGTTGCGGTCATCGCCAAACTAACGGAAGCACACAGGAAACTAGGCGACCTCGCAATGAAGGAAGTAGGGAGCAATTACAGTCGCACGGCAGACGCTTACTACGCCAATACAGGACTCATTCTTGACAATGTTCCCGAATACTTCCGCATGTTCCGCAACATGGGTGACGAACTCGACATAGCACAGGCAATGGAACAGGACAGGGACTTCCGTTCAGGGATGAAGCGCACCCGTGGCAAACGTGGGCACACTATGGATAGGAAGACCATACGCCCTGATTCACAGTTAGCCATTGACACGGACTTCTACAATGTATGGCTCCGCACAATCAACGAACAGGAGCAGTACATACACTTCTACGGACTGGGACAGGAGATACAGGCTGTCATAGGCGACCGTGACGTGTTAAAGGGATTAAACAACAAGTTCGGGGAGAATATGGTAAAGGAATTAGAACAGTACATCAAGGGGATAGTTAACCCCATGTTCTACTACCAAGGTGAGTCTCTTGCGAGGGGTCTCCGTGTTCTCCGCAACCACTACGCATTATCGGTACTGGCAGGGAACCTCCTGTCTGTGGCACGTCAGCCTTTCTCCTTCGCCTATTACGTACCTTACTCCAACGCTATTGGCACAGCTAAGGCGTTGGCAAGAATGGCAAGTAACCCGATGGAGGCTAGCAAGTTCATTTACGAGAAGTCGCCACAGGTAAAGCATCGTGCCATGACCATAGAGATGCGTGAGATACAGCGGTACAAGGAAATGAAGTGGGGGAAGGTTCAAGGCACTCTCAACCATGTCATAGGCAAGACCATCATGCTACAGCGTATTGCGGACATGGCGGCGGTCAAGATGGGTTGGTTGATGGTGTACGAGTCGGAGATAGCACGTGGCGCATCGGAACAGGATGCAGCGATGTTCGCCGATGATGTTACCAACCGAACACAGCCACAGGCACAAACTAAAGACCTCAACAGGGCAATGACACAGGTGGGCGCACCCGGGGAAATTATGAGGATGATACTGGCGTTCCAGAACCAGTTGCAACAGAACTATAACATCCTCATCCATGATGTTCCCGCTGAAGTTGAGGCACAGAACTACACAAGGGCGGTCGGGCTTGTTGGAACCACATTGGCACAGTCCTTCGCTATGGGGCTTCTGGCTTACAAGGCCCTGCCGGATTGGGATGATGCAGAGGACACCGTTAAATACATCCTTGAAATATTCCGCAATTTACCACTCATGCACCCTGTAATAGAGGGTTACATAGGATTCAGTTACGGTGGCATCGGACAGTTGACGGGCATACAGAGGGAAGCAGGACAGGCGTTGAGGGATACCGTCAGGGGTGAGGGTGTGGACGCTGTGGAACATCTCGCACGTATGGGCGGATACCTCACAGGCACACCTATTGTAGCCACGAGGAATGTAGCGAGGTTTTGGGATAGCGGTGACGTAGCCGACTTGTTCGGTGGCAGGAAGGGTAAGAAGAAAAAGAAGGATAAGTACAAGAACGTTTACTAGGATGAGGCCCCTCTTCGGAGGGGCTTTTTAATTGAAAGGGAGTGGTGTAAATGATCTACCCTGCACGTTACAACCTGCCTCCGCTGATACTCGGCTATGATTGGGACTTTTCATTCACCTACGAGGTATCGGGGGCGGGATTGGACTTCACCGACTACTCCATGTCGCTCAAGGTCATGGACTCCTACGACTCCGCTGTCCTTGACACATGGACTTCCGCCGCCTCCGACATAACCCTTGGTGATGACGGCACGGTGGCTATCGCCATAGCAAGCACCGACCAAGGCAACCTGTCCGTGGGGAAAAAGAAGTACATCATCGAACTGACCGACCCTGATAGCGATGTGTCCCTCATCATGACGGGCGACTTCCCCGTGGTTGACATTAATGGAGCATAGGAGACAGGGGGTGACAACGTGAGCGACATTGTAATAAGAGCCGTAACAAGCGCATCCCCTGTGATAAAGCCGTCTAATGCTGTGGGACCACAGGGGATACCAGGCCCCATAGGAGAGAACGGCGACGTGGTTGGCCCCGAAACATCGGTGGGGGATAACTTCGCATCATGGGACGGCACGGGTGGTAACACACTCAAGGACAGCGGTTCTAAAGCGTCCGACTTTGCCACAGCGTCTCACAACCATTCGGGCACTTACCTTGAGTCCGTTGTTGACGACACCACACCCCGACTGGGCGGCAACCTTGACGTTAATGGCAAGACTTTTACACAGACGGCATCGGCGAAGTACGAGTTTGGTACAGACGAGAAGCAGGTGGACTTCAACTCCAACAATGCCCACTTCACTTTAGTTAACAATTCGACAGGCACGGCCATTGACTGGCGCAAGGGGAACAAGCAGACCATTGCTCCTACAACTGCCACGACATATACGTTCACGGCTCCCGGCGGTGCGTGCAGTTTAATCCTGAAACTCACACAGCACACGACGGCGGTCACTATCACATGGCCTGCCACGGTGAAGTGGTGCGGTTCAACGCCTGCATTCGACACAAACAGCGGAGTATATATCATCTGCTTCTTCTATGACGGCACGAACTACTACGGCACTTCCGTGGAAGAGGTGTCAGTATAATGGCGCAGATACTGAGACCGGACGAACAGATTAGTGTTAGTAATGTCGATAACGGTAGCGGCGGAACGACCAACCTTCACAATCGGATAAATGACGAATCGGATTCCACTTATGTAGAAGGAGTTACCATCATCTCCGGCTCTTTAGTTGTTGGCCTTCCTGAGCCAAACACTCCTTCAAGTGGCGATTCAACCGTATATTTCCGCATAAGGACAAGCGGTACCGCAAAGGACATCACATGCGAGATACTCCAGACTTCCACAATCAAGGGGAGTTTAACCAAATCCCCGACAAGTACATGGACAACGTGGTCATTCACGGCAACATTGACGGACTACTCTGATTTGCGGGTGAATATTAGCGGATTACTCACAAGTAATTTTGTTTCTGAAGTATGGGTGGAAGTGCCGGATGGGGTGAGCGGAATGGGCCTAGAAATGGGGTGTGCGTTCTGATGGATATTCTCATGCACAAGTATGACAAGCACGGGAGGTTTATCGAGTCTTTCTACTCCCACTCCGACGTGGACGTAAAACTCGAAGACCTCCAGCCTCCGAAGTGGTGCGTCTTTGCGGAACAACACCCACTCCCGAAGGTCGATGAACTCCACATCCCCGTCTGGATTGACGGGGCATGGACGGTCAAGGCGAAGGCGTTCTACGAGCGACCTGATTATCCTTGTGAATGGGACGAGACAACAGAGTCGTGGGTACCCATTCCGGTGGTTGCGCCTGAACCCTCCATCCTTGATAGCGAGAACCTTATCAAGACCATCATCGCCCTCAAGGACAAGATTGAAACAGGCAAGGAGATACCGACAGAGATATCAACCCTTGTCGAAGCGGAGAGGGTGAAACTGGAGCCTGTGGTAGTAGAACCCATAATCAAGGAGATAAAAAACAATTAGGCAGTAACGCTATAACACAAAAGGGGGAGTTATAAATGAGTGACTTTGTTGAAGGCAAGATAATAGTCAAGAGTGCGGTAATAGCGATTAACACATCGCTAAGTGGAGCGGTGGACATTGGCGGATGCAAGTACCTTGGTATCTCCATGCCTGCGGCGTGGGATGCGGCTAACCTGACATTTCAGGTGTCCCACGATGGCACGACCTACCAGAACCTCTACAACGACAGTGGTGTTGAGGTGTCCGTAACGGCGGCGGCTTCACGTAACATAGCATTGGACGTGGTGGCTCTCGACCTCGCCCCGTGGCAGTATGTGAAGATTCGTAGCGGAACCGCCGCATCCGCAGTCAACCAGACCGCCGCAAGGACTCTCACGGTAGTAGGAAAGGGGTAGCACCATGAGTGACCTACTGCTCATGGCTAATTCGCCCCTGCGGTATTTGCAATCCATCCCCGGCACGGTGGCGCTGTACGACCCCGGCAGGCAGATTGCCACGGGAACAACGGGGCAGGTGCTGACGGATTTCTCAGGCCGTGGCCACCACGGTCAACTCGGCTCCACCGCTGGCGTGGATGCCAACGATGGCACATGGACAACGGCGGGGATACTGTTTCAAGTCTCGCAGTTCGGGCTTTCACCCACCCTGACGGACATAACACTACAGGGTAACTGGACTGTCGCCCTGTCAGTCAAAAGCCACGGGACAATTCCGTGGACGGCAGACTTAGACAGCAGAAAGACGTTGTTTTCCCTCGCTCTGCCCGGTGCAGAGGACGGGTACGTCTCTGTGGAGGTGCTAGCCCCTGCTACAGAGTCGGTCTCCGATGATTGGTATTCTGTCAGGCTGTTCGTCAAGAACGGCGCAACGGAAACGGTGTCGGCATCTAGACTCATGCTGGACAAGGGTCTTGTGCGAACCTTGCTCCTTGAAGCCTCTGGTAATGTGCTGACACTGACTTGCCACGAAACAGGCGAGTCTATCACCGTCACGGCGGCGAGGGCAGAGGGGAACCCGCGTCTCGGGCTTGGGTGTCTAGCCACGGCTACGATGGGTCAGCCCACTGGGGCAGCGGAATTTTATCAGGTGATTGTTAATTCGCGCGACCTTGCGGATGCTGAGGATGCGAGGGTTAAAAAAGCGGTCACGACGATCTGGCGCACGAGGGACACCCTACAGGATATCGACCAGAGACGGCGTGAGTTCGAGTGGTCGCTCACTCAAAGAGTGCTGGAACTGGATACAGCCGGCTTCGCATCGGAGGTAGAGCGGAATCAGTGGACTTCCCTCATGGAGGAAATGAGCGGTGGCAAGAACACCGTGAAGTGGGTTAGCGACGGCAACGGCAAATACTTCCCGTCCATTCTGGTCAGAGTGCCTAAAATGAGCGTGAAGGATGTGCTGGGCACGGGGAGCAACGATAATCCCCACCCGGCGTTCATCGTGGGGGAGGATGTGCTGGACGAGTTTTTTGTGGGGAAGTACAAGGGGTGTTCTATT